AACAGATCCAGTTAAATACCTTTTATCAAGTACTTTTTGAATAGCAACTGGATCAGTGATAGCCACCTGAAGACGGACAAAAGATGAACCATCTGATTCTTTATCCATTCTTGCTGCCATAACACTACCAATTGGTTCAGAGTTAATATCATGATTTAGTATGATTGGCTTTGGATATGGCTCAACCCAAGACTGAAGAGCTTTTTCTAGCTCAATAGCGGAATAGTTATTATAGTTTCCGTGTTAGGCCTTCATGTATTGCAGCAACCTCAATAATTAAACCCTGATTTGAACTTGCTGCCTCCTCAAAGGCGAAGTTCATTTTTGAAAAATCTGGAAGTTGTACTGTAAAGTTTTCTACAAAATCAAAGCTCATGAATTTCTCCGTGCTTGCATAGCATACCTGCTGAAGTATATAGTAAATTTGCTTTTATAACATTAAACAATTTTATATAAAGATATCATATTTTTATATGGTTTTCAAGTGTTACCATTTCTCTGGCATCACCTTTGGTTCTAAACTCTTCCAACATCATCTCATGCATGATGTGGGGAGCATAGATATAACTGGCACAATAGAGGTCAAATCCTTCTTTTTTAGCGTTTTGTGACCAGCCCACATCCTCACCTTGAGGATGAACAATGTAGTCAACTTTATTATATAAAGATTTAGACATCATTTTTGCAGCCATAATGACATCAGACTTAAAATAAGTTCCCAAAGGATATTCTCTAGTCCTATACGCTCTACCCTGATTGTCCTCAGGCAACCAAGACATTACGCTTGGGTAATCTGTACCAAATGGAGTCATAAACATAAGTGGATTAACAGCATCTGCGCCATCATCTATGTGACCCATTAGAAGCTCAATTGTTGCTGGATTTTTTAATATAATATCTGAATCTAAACTGAAATAATAATCTGGTTGAATTTCTCTAACAGTCTTAAGAATTGAATTTCTTAAATTGACCATATTCTCATATTTAGAAATAGTCCACTGTCTTCCGTTTTCAATGTGCTCAAAATGAGGAATATCATTTCTCTCAACTATTTCGTACATTGGAATTTCTGGATGAAAGACTCTCCACTTACGAAGTAGATTATTTGTTGCAACATCTTCAGATGAAGTTTCAAATATAAAACCAATTTTTGATAAAGGAATAGACTGTCTTTCCAAAGCGGAAGCCCACAATGGAAAGATCCAGTTTCTCTTATAGATTGGACAGCCTATAATAATTTTCATGCCAAAGATTCAGACTCAGCTTTTACTTCTTCTTTTACTGCTGGTGTTTTCTTTGCTGGTGCTTTCTTTTCTTCTACTTGCACAGCTTCTTCAATTGGCTCAACATTTTTTGGAGCTTCAATTAAAGGCTGCTCTTGTGATTCATTTTCTTCCTCTTCACCCAAAGCCATGTTGAAAATTTCCATCATTCCATCAACAACATCTACTAAAATCTGAAGTGCTAAACGTACCTGACCATTTTCTACAGCTTCTCTAAAACCTTCAATTGCATCTTCTTCACGAAAGATCTCTTTTGAGAGATCAGAAGTAATCATTATTGACATATTATTCCTCGTTGTTATTTGTGGATTGTTTATCCTCTGTAATAACAACATTATACTGCTCTTCTAGCAAATTTTCAACTAGTCCAATCCAAGAAGAATCTGATCTTTTAATATTTGGAGATGTTCTTCTTCCTTGTTGATTTTGTGGCCTAATAGTATTTCCCGCACCTCTTCTTCTTGAGGGAAGATTTCTTTGACCAGCAGTAGCAGAAGATTGTTTGTCACCGTCTTTAGTAACATCTTTCATCTTTTGTGCTTTTGCTTGAGCATCTGCTTGTGCCGCGGCCATATCCATCTGCATCTGAGATTGTAGTCCCTGGAATGTAGAATCCATATCAATATCTGGATCTTCGCCAAGCTTTAGTCTTGCTTCGTCAATTGTTATTAACGAGTTAACATATTTTTGAATAATATGTGTTTCTTTCTTAACTTGAGTATCAACATCTATCTCGTTAAACTTAAAGTAGCACCTATCCGAAACTGAAGAATCCAACGGATTTATGATAGGATCAAATCCACCTTCAAACAAAAGTTCATTGAATATATTGACTCTAACCATTTCTGCAAATTGCTTTTGGAAATGCTTAATCTTATCGTAGAGTGCAGTATCAAGTCTCTCGGTCATCGATCTGTTGCCACCATTCATACTCATACCTAGATGGTGTGGAGCAACGCCGAGACCAATAGCTACTCTTTCCTTAAAGTGATCAAGATAACTACTTGCATCTAATGCGGCGTTCTGAGAACCAATAACTTCAACATCGTGTCTAAACGGAAGTATTAGACCACCTTCTGCTCTTAGGTTTTCTATTTCTGCAGCGGCTTGGTCAATTTCTTCTGGCTCTGCTGGTTGATCAGCTGTTCCAATTCTATATTTATACAACGGAAAGAGTTCTCTATGAACAAGATTTTGTATATCCTCTTCCATTTGCCTAAGGGCAACTACGTCGTCTAGAACATTAGAAAGGAAAGGTGTTCCAAATGCTCTGCCTGGTTTTCTATCAAAGAAAAGATGAATTACTCTTTCAGCTGACCAAACAGGGTCTCTATCTGTTGGAGCGTAAGTTAGTGGGTCAGTCTGCTGTTGATAAGACTTTGGTCTATTATATCTATCTCTTAAGATTCTTGTTTGCTCAGTTGGAATTAGATAATACCCAACGACTGGCTGACCACCATTAATGCCTTCTAAAGACACTGGAAAATATTCAGACATGTCTGCTCGTGCTTTAACAACAAATACATTAGCAAACTTAAATAACTGATCTGACAAATCAATTAGGAAATCAAGAAATGGTCTTTTCATAGCCATTTCCATATAGTCAATTCTCTGGTATAAATAGGCTACAGCTTCTGGGTTTTCCCCAACAATTTGCCAACCTTCTTTCCAGAAAAGATCTTTATATTTTCCTATAGCTTGTCTGACATATGAGTCAGTATCAACTGCTTGGATGATGCGATCAAAGTCGTATGGAGACGGCTCAAAATTACTTCTTCCAGTATAAAAATAATTAGTCCCTTGGTAACCCAAGGCTAGGGCAGCAATCTTCATTGCTTTACCAAGAGAACTAATTTTTTCTGGTGCAAGTTGCGCCGCAACAAAATCGGCGTCATTTACATTTAGCCTTCCAAACGGAAGATACTGACTCAATGGCATAAACAGCTACGCTCCAAATTCAAAAATGACATAACTGTATAGTACAGTTTAGTTTTATTTAAATTCAGCTTTTGGCTTCAGCTTCCTGAAACGTCTTCTTAATGATGATGTCTTTAATTGACTCTAACCAGAAAACTGTCTCGGGCTCCGAAAAATCGCTCTTGTAAGAAAGGTTCTGATTTGTGATCTTAATCGTAATACTGAATTCTTTTTCTTCTACTGGTTGAGTATTTTCTTCTGACATTATTTATCCTTTTTTGGTTCTTTTTTATCTTCTGACATTGACTGAATGGTTGCAGTCAGCTGCTTAATTGTAGCATCTTTGACGATGTTTTCTGTCATCAACTGATTAATTTTTTCTTGAAATGCTTGAACAACTAAATTAATATCAAGATTTTGGTCTTGCATAGTTCTCCTATTTTAATTTATTTTTGATTCTAGGTATTCTATTCTATCACAAAGCTCTTGCACAGCCTTAACAAGAATTGGCAATAAGTGCATTTCTTTATACATAACAGGTTCCCATTTGGATAAGTCAAATACTTCATTTTCGTTTGTGGGACGGACAAAGGCTACTAATTCTGGATTTGTTTCCAAAACTTCTTCAACTATAAATCCATAAGATTTATCCATTTCCAATAGGATTTTAGCTTCCTCTGTCCATGGCTCATTTGTAAATGGATCCATACCGTTGTTTCTCCAATTAAACTTTCTTGGCCTTAATTTGCTTATTGTTGATAATCCTTCATTTAAATCTTCTATATTTTCTTTAAACCTTCTTAAAGAAGTTGGTTCTGTTATTCTTTTTACATTCTGAGAATCCAGAGTATGGATTCTAGCAGTAATAGAAGATCCCGATGTAGCAAAAGCTGTTTGCCCAACTAATACAGCTCTAACTGCGTAATCATTGTCTAGTGTTATATTTCTTGCTGACATGCTTCCAGTAACAGATACAGTTCCACCAAAGGAAGCAGATCCAGTTGTATTTATATTTCCTGATGAATCAATATTTAAATAATACCAAACTGGATCAGTAAAGGGAATAATGCCAATCTTAATTGTTCCACCAGTAATAGTTGCTCCAGATAAAGAACCAGAAAATGTTCCAGTTGCTCCTGTAATATTAGCTCCCGATAAAGAGCCAGAAAAACTCCCTGTTGCTCCACTCAGGGCACCAGAAAATGTTCCAGAAGCGCCTGTAATATTTCCTTTAAAGTAAGCGTTTCCGCTAGAATCTATACCAAATTGTTTTGCTTTAATAACTCCATTATCTAAATTGATTTGAGTTCCTGTACTGGAAAAATTATCAACTGGGTTATTTTCAGCAAAACCCTCTGATTGTATTATTCCAGTTTTTACTTTTCCACCAGTTATTGTAGTTACGTTTGTTCCACCAATATGATTTTGAACTTGACCTGGTTGTGTTGCTGTACTACCTGCAGTTGCACCGCTGACAATAGTAGAGCCAGCCGTTCCTCCTATGGTTACAGTTCCGTCAATTGATAATGTAGATCCATTCCAAGTTAATTTGTTTCCTAAAGAAAATTGATTTGAAGTATCTACATAGAATGGCGTATTTGCATTTGCGTAAGTTCCAACTCCTAAATATATGCTTGTTGTACCTACCTTAACTCCGCCAATTGTTCCTCCAGTTTGTGTAGCGTTTGAAACTACTTGACCAGTTGTTATTAGATCGGTTCCATTCCATTGGATATATTTTGTTGCCGCAACATTTCCAGCGTAGAATAGACCGGCGTTACTAACCCTAAAAGGTGCTGATGAATAATTGCTTATTCCTGCACCTAGCCACATATTTCCGTTGATATCAACGTGGAATGAGGTGTTATCATTTCCTCCAATATCTAATGCTGTTCTTACGGTTAAATTATTAAATTCAGCTGTTCCTGAACCATCAATTTTCCAACCTAGAGTCCCTGCTGAATAATTTGAAGACTGAATAATAGAATTAATTCCAGATAACTGAATTGTCTGTGCGCCTATTGTTCCTGCTGTTATCTTATCTGCTGTCAAACTTTGAATATATTGAGAAGCAATAAGTGGAGTATTACCTGAGTTTTGCAGTGATGACCAAGTTCCCCTTATTCCAGAAGTACTTACAGTTCTAACTCGTCCGGTAATAGGATGTTGTAGCAGAAGAAGTTGAGTTAGCAACAGAAACTGTAAATACGTTTGACTTTGCTGTACCAGAAATTAGATCGCCATTTGTTGCCGTTTTTTGATTAACTAATAATCCTGTTTCAGCGGGATTGTTATATAGCCTATATTCATAATAATCTAGGTCTATGTCATTTACTGGGTCAAATGCAAACATAACTGTTTCATAGTTAGCCGCAAGGCTAAAGTTTGTAATGCCAGATGGATTTGATTGTGCTACTGGAGTTTTTATTCTTATTGCCTCTGGTGCGTCATCAGTTGCTGCTATCTCTACGTTTTTTGGCTTAAGAGTTAACAGATAATTAGAATCTGGCTTCAATCCAGTAATTGTCTTTTTTATAATTGCCATTACCTTATAACTCCTGTTGACGTAAAGATAATACTGTCTTCTATTTCTTCTCTATCAAAATAAAGATTATAGTTTTTACTGAAAGCGAACTTAGTTATAGACATGGAAGTCTTTGAAGAAGATTGATTTTTTGAACTAAGTAGTTCTATTTCAAAAGTAAATGTTCCATAATAATCTTTATAAGTTTTTAAAGAATCTATAGATGTGTTAGTATTCAGATTAATGTTAAATATTTCTGTATCCACTATTGGACTAGGAGAATACATTTCAATCTTAGGTTGCTGATATATTATTGATTGACCAGAAGATGTTGCAGATGTCTTAATTATTTTTAAAGATATCTGACCTTTATCTGGACCTTTATCTCCATATATTTTTAGATATGGTCCGTCAAAGTTGCCAATAATCTTTGACCCAGCAACGTCGGTTTTGCCATCATACCAAGACTGACTGTCGCCAAAATATGATATCTGTGCAATTCGAGTATTCGACGCTGGTTTATTTACTAAATGAGAATAGTAATCAACAGAGTTTGTGGACCCAGCAATTAGTGTCCCCATATAGTTAGATCCGCCAGGATTTACTGTTCTAATATAGTTAGACCCAGATAATGTAATAAATTGCACGTTATCTGAATGGTAATAAATATAATACGCACCTTCTGGCTTAAGCCCAGAGTTTACATCATAAAGAGATTTAAAATAAAGTATATCATTTGAATCAATATATGAATATGTTGGCGTTTTAGCTGTAGTAGTTTCGTACACTACGATAAATGCATCTTGGTCAAATGATGATTGAATCTGGCCACCAACGGAAGAATATACTTGACCAATATTTAGATCTTCCAAAGGACAATGTATCCAGTCTCCTGCTTTTAGATTATCTGTTAACGATGGAAATACAATTAATCTCCTGACTGGAGGAGTTATTGATGTAGCTAGTGTGCCATCTGTATAATAGTTAAACCATGCCATGATTAAAGCTCTTTGTATAGAATTTCAAAATCGTAAGTATCTATTTTATCATCATCTATTTGAATTTCAACGGTTGC